TCTCGTTCGGAGGCGTGCCGTTCTCGTAGAGCGGGATCGTCATCAGCGTGTTCTTCGTCCAGGTGGCGGTTGTTTTGCCGATGCGGAGGCGGCATCCGCTCGCCGGTCGCTGCAACTCCTGCAACCGCACCGGCTGCGCCGCGCCGCTCGTCTTCGGCGCGATCGCGTCCACCCGCGTGATCGTCGCGCGGATGTCGCTCAAGAGCGACGGCCCGATGAAGTATTTCTGCTGCTGCTTTGCCATTACTGGAGACGAAGTTGAAGCGTCTGCGCGAGGTCAATGCTGGGCTGCACTTGGTAGCCGTAGACGAGAACCTTCGGGTCGGCTGTGTTGATTCTTGGCCGCCCGTTGTCGTTGAGCGGAACAGGCGATGCAGACGGAGCCTGCGACACGCCGCCGTCTTCGTACTCAAACACCTTCACCATCGCCCGAACCTTCTCCCCAGGCGTCACGCCGTTGGGCAGGGACAGGAGCGGGACAACCCTGCCTTGCGAGTGCTTGAGCGGCTGGCCGTATACGTCGTCATCGGCACCGCCAGGAGGCGCGAACGCATTGACGTTGAAGCCAGTCTGCGGGACGGCGACGTCCCAGCCGAGGTCAACCGTAGCTTCCGCGTTACGCTGTGGTTGGTATATTTTTGTGCGATTCGCCTTATACATGAACTCATAGGTGCATTTCCAACCGCGACGAATCTCGCCCCCCCAACTCTCAATGTGAGGCTGCGACTGAACCCCGCGAAACATTACCGTGTGGTTGAACATATACAGCGATCCGAGAGAGATCCCTTTTTCATTGATATACCCTGCATATTCACAGTGTCTCGTCGGATCGTCTAATTCAAATTGCTCAACTGATATGTTGACGACGGCCGTCAGTTTCGTCACAGCGTCATAAATGTCGCCGGCCGCGTTGACTGCCGCTTCTTCTATGCCCCAGTTGTCATTAATCCAGTCTCTCATCTTACGCCATGCGTACACTGGCGTCTCGACAAGCGACGTACTCGTCGCCCAGTTCGCGGCCCGAAGTTCTGGCGGCTTATTGTTCTGGTCTTGCTGCGACGAGTGTGCCTGCGACTCATAGTTGAACGTGACGATCATCACCAGACGGCTTTCGCCGTCGAAACGAACATCAAATGACTTGCAAGTGATGTTCGCGTTGACCGGGTGTGTGTCTCCGACCCGGATATTGCAGTGAACCTGTGGGTCAACAACCTCGTCGGGCGCGCTCAAGATGATCTTGAACACGCGAACTTGGCTATCCGCGACACTGCCGTCCTGCATCGACCGCGTGAACTGCGACCCGCTGGTCGTCTCTGATACCAACTTGGGCATGATCAGCCTTCCGTAATGTCAACGCGGATGCGGGTGCCGGCGACACCCTTTGCCTGATAGTCCACGCCAGCAGTCAATCGCATGATCGCCGGCTCGCCGGAGCGGAGGGTGACGAACGGGGCGAACGAGCCACCGGCGCCGATTCCGATCTGGCACGTTGACGCCGTGGCCGTCGAGAGGTTCTGGAGGAACGCCATGCCGACGCTGCCCAGGTTCGCCGTCGAGATGCTCACCGCGTTCGTCGAGAGCGTGAGCGTCTGGCTCTGGAGGCCGGTGAGCGTCATGTTCGCCGTGACGTTGTTGGCGGCGACTGACGAGTTGAGGAAGTCCTTCGAGATGCGGTACGAGACGCTGTAACTGATGTCTGCCACTGGGGTGCTCCTTACTGGGCGATTGGCACTGGTGCGTTGGCGATGAGGTCAAGAAGGCGATTGGCCTCCTTCTGGAGTTCCACAAGGTTTGCCTGATCCCTTGCCGCGTCGTCGCCGCGGAGGAGGCGGGTCAGTTCCCGCGACCCTTCGACGGTTGATACGTCCGTCGGCTGGAGGGCCGCGCGGGACGGTCCTTGCAGGAGGGCATTTTGAACTTGATCAGCGAGGCCGAAGATGGCGGGGGCGGTTTGACGCTGTGTGTCGTCAAGCAATTTCTGCTGCGCCTGCCTAATGCCAGCCGTATCAAGGAGGCCGGTGTCCTCTGCGAGTCGCCCGAACTCCTGGCGAATGGCCTCGAAATCACGAGCCAGCGTGTCGGCGACATCTCGCCCAGACTGCTGATCGAGGATTTCGCGCCCACGATTTTGAAGGGCGGCAATCTCTGCCGTCCTCTCACTGATTGCTCTCGCCTCTGCCGCAGCCCGCTCGCGGCGATCAAGTTCAGGCTGAATCTGTTGCTGCAAAGAGTCCCGGCGATCGAGGAGTTCCTGCCTTGCGCTGCCCTGCACAAAGCCGAGGGCCAGTTGCCTCTCGATGTCGTTGATTTCGCGGACGGCTTCTTGAAATTGAGCGCTAGTAGAGTTCGCGACAGCGGCCTCGGCTGCCTTAAAGTCGTTGATTGCGCGCCTCGCCGCCCTCCACGTTTCAGGAGATGTGCCGCCGCCAAGCGCCTCCAGAACCTTCCTTAACTCCTCCTCAAGTTGCTTGGCAACTGCCTCAAGCCCTGCGTCTCTTGCGGCCTTGATGTCTGTTTCATAAAAACCAGAATCAGCTATGCCAGCCGCATTTCTAATTGCGTCAAAACGCGAATCGGCGTCGAATGCAGACTGCCCTCTCGCAGCGTTTTCGCGCAGCACGTTGCGGCTAGCAAGCAGTTGGCTCGCCGCCGTCGCCTCGTCGTCTTGCTGTGCTCGCTGCCGCTCGATCTCGCGCTGCGCCTGTCTTGCAGCGTCCTGCTGGTCGCGGAACTGCTGCTCCGCAATGTCTCGCTGCTCGCGTGTTCTCGGGGTCGAGAACCCAGTCTCCCGCCGTCGTGCCTCGTCGAGCCGCCCACGCGCAGACTCGACGTCCTGCTGGACGGCCTGCTGGGCGCGTTGCAGTGACTCTGTGAGCAGACGCAGCGCAGCCGCTGCGGCCTTGAGGGCTTCGATGTGGCGGCCAATGTAGGCGACGTCTTCGCGAAAGGCGGCGGCCTGCTCGACGTTGCCTTTCTCTTGCGCTAGACGCGCCGCCTCTACGAACTGGGCCAAAGATTCGCTAAAAGCGCTGATTTCAGACTCGATGACGCTGGCGCCAACGCCGCCCTCAAACGCCTGCTGAAGGTCGGCGTTCGCGGCCTCCATTGCGTCTGCAATCTTTAGGGCATTATCCGCGATTCTTGATATTGCCCTGTCGATCTTCGACCCTTGCTCGCTTGACTCAAGCCTCGCGATGAGTTGGTCGAGCGCGACAAGGACTTCCTCGGAGTCCGGCGCTACGATATTCCTCCCAACAAACCCAGACGAGATGGACGCTTGCGTTTGCCGGGCGCGACGGAGAACCGCAAGTTGCCTCTGTGGATCATCCCCGGCTTGGTTGAGGAGGTTGTTGACGTCCCGCAGAACGGCATCTCTTCGCTCACGAGAAAATAGAACGCCAGCCTCCGGCGCAATCCTGCGGACAGCGCCTGCTATCTCATCTCGGCCCGGCCTGCCGCCCCCAGCAATTGCCTGGCGCTCTGCCTCTCGCAGCCTGACCCTGTCCTGCTCAAGTCGCAATTGCGCGCGGACTCTTCCTGCCGCTGTTGAAGACGCACCGAGTTCCCGCTCTCGTGCCGCAACAGCCGCCCTGGCGTCCTGAACCTCCGGCGAGGCGCCGAGGATGCGCTGCTCCCTAGCCTCTCGACTGCGCGACCTAACTTCATCAACTTGTTTTCGGATCGCGTCCTCGCGGCGACGAGACTCCGACTGTCCCGCTTCGCGAATGCGTTCGGCGACCTTCCCATACGCCTCCGCAAGTTGCTCAACTGTGTTCTTTTGTTTCTCAAGCGTGGAGTTCAGCGACTTGAGCCTGTCCTCCGTCTTCCTGCCCTCGTTGTACCAGTCGATCAGCATCAGCGTGAATTGCGTTCCAACGCTGATCGCTATGCCAACACCAAGCCCCCACGTTCCGCCAAGAATGAATCCGAGTTGTGAGATATTGTTGCCTGCGGCTCTAATGCGCTGATCCAGGCCGCCTGTGACAGAGAAGAAGTCGTCAAAAGCAAAAGCAGCCTGCTGGACTGCAAGGCCAAGATTTCCGAACGAACCGCGGCCGACGTCCCCGACGCGGCGCAGTTGCTCTGTGATCCTGCGGACGCTGCCACCTCCTGCTGCTGACAGAGTTCGCGTCAACTCCTCGCGGAGCCTCTGCAACTCTCGCCGACCCTCTGTGGTGTCGATGGCCCCGCCTTCAAACAACTGCTGCGCCCGCGCCCTGAATGCATCTAGGGCCGCAATTACCGGCCCTCTGACCTCCTGGCCGAGAGCGGAGAGCCTGCCCTGCACAAACTCAACCTGCGCTCCGATCCCGCGCAGCGACCTCTCATCAACGCCAAGCGACAGCCCCGCCCGCCCTTCGCCACCAAACGACTCTGCGAAACGCTGCCCGGTTGCTTGCCTTGAGTCGAGGGCCGCGTTGAGGCTGTCTATGTCTCGCCGAAGTTGCTGCACTCGATCTGCCGCGATCCCGACTCCCGCCCTGGCGAGGTTCTGGAATCGCGCCGTCAGGTTGTCTACGGTCGGCCCCAAGTCGCCGGCCAGCGTCTCGCCGACGCCACGAAGGCGGTTGCGAAGGTCGCCAGTCTCTTGTCCAAGTTGAGCGATGAGCCGCGTCCGCGGGTCGCGGTTGCCGGCGAGTGCGGAAGGCCGCATCCGCTCCTCATCGCGGGCGGCTCGTTCGCGGGCTATCAGGCGGGCCGTTTCGTCGTTTTGGTCTGGCGTCGGTGGAGGCGTGCGGTTGCGCTCTGCCTCAAGTGCAGCCCGCTCGCGGTTGATCAGCCTTCCAATCTCGCTCTCGCGTTGACGCTCCGCAGCGGCAAGAGCCTCAGTCGCAAGCCTCTGCCTCTCAAGCAGGGCTATGTATTCGCGGACGTCGGTTGCGCGTCGAGAGAATGAGCCGACGCTGTCGTTGATTTGCGAGTCCCTGATGTCTCGCAGTCGCTGCTGGATCGACCTCCCAGTCGGATCTGCTGTAGACCGCAACTGCGTAGACGCGCCGACATTGGCATTTACCTCGCCAGCCTGCCGCTCCAACTGAATCTGCCGCTCGAGCCGGTCGTTCACCTGATCCAGGTAGGCGACCTGTTGCGTGTATGCACGCCGCGCGGCCTCCTGGTCGCCATTGCGGGTGGCGATCGTGCGCTCAAGGATTGACCGCAACCGCTCGGCCTCGTCGGCAGCGAGCCGCTGCTGACCGATCAGGCTGACGATCCCACGGCCGGAGATGGCCTCCGGCGACAGCGCCGCGGCCTGCTGCTGGAGTTGCGCGGCGCGGCCCGTCGATCGGAGGAACTCCGGGTTCTGGAACCGTAGCTCCTGGCCGGAGGCGAGGCCCGCGGTCGCCTGTCCCGCCTCGCGGAGGCGGCTCGCGGCCTGCGTGACGCGGTTGATCCGCGCCTCGAGGTTGGCGAAGTCGCGCTCGCTGACCCTGGCGCCGTTGCCGATGGAGATGCGGAGTTGCTCGGCGGCTTTCTGTGCCGACTCGAGCGCTGGGGCGAAGTTCCGCTGCACCTGGGTTGACAGGCTGGCGAAGTCCTTCGCGGCCTGCGAGACGGGCTTGGCGATCCGCTCGGCTGCCTCGGCGAACTGCCGGATCGCCTGCACTTCCTGCTGGTTGACGAGCTTGAGATTCTGGCCGACGCCGACCTTGAGCGCCCGCTGCAACTTTTGCAGCGGGGTCAGAATGTTGTCGAACTCTCGACCCGCGCGGCTCGTGGCGCCGGAGATCGTGCTCTGAATCTTCCGCGCGAACTGCGTGACGTCCTTGGCGCCGGCGTTCAGGCCTCGCGACAGACCCTTGGAGTCTGCCGTGAGGATTGCCGAGATTTTGCCGAGGTAGCCGCGTCCAGCCATCGTCTCATCCTTGAGGCTTCTGCAACTTCATCAGTTCGGAGAACATCGCATCCTGCGACTGCTTCGGCCGCTTCGACGCCGGGATAAACACTTCTTCTTCAGGCACCCGCTTGTAGTTGCCGGAAGCGGCCATGATCGTCCGACATATCCTCGCCGTCTGAACCCAACTGTTCGGCAGCGGCCACCTTTGCTGGTAGGCGAACCACTCCGACAGCTCTTGCGAATCGACCGTCTCGAGAAGCTCTTTGACCGACCGGCCAAGCGCGAGCGCTAGGTCGAAGTAGAACTTTCGCTCGGGGCGGTCGGTGAACCGTTTCCCAGCGCATCCACCGCCGAATCGGTGAAGGCATTGTGCTGCCACGCCTTGTCGAAGAGACGGTTGATCACCACGCTCGACTTGTCGCCGAGGGCGTCGATGTCGGCGTCGGCGAACAGCCGCTCGCCGGACTCGTCGGCCAGCGTCATCACGAGGAAGCGAACGCGGAACGCCTTCATCTTCTGCTCGCTGTAGGCTTCCTCGAACTTGTCGCGTTCGGTGCCGCTGATCGTGCGGATGTAGACGTCACCGCCCCACTCGGGGACCGGGACCGCCTCGGACAACTTCACATCCTTCGCCGCCAGAATCTTCGCCTTGCTCAACGCCATGAATCAGGTTCCTTCGTAATCCGTAACCTTGAAGTTTGCAGTCCCTCGCACCAACTCCCCGACACGAGCCTCCGTATTGGCAGACTCAAGAATTACTCGTCGCGTCACCGACCAGTTGGGCGACGAAAACGTCAGCGCTCCGATGCCCCTGACGAGGCTTTGGACGTCACCAGTCGCCGTCGTGGCGAGGAAGTCCAGGGAGATGCTCCCGCCAGACCACTCGCCCGTCGGGACGAGAACGGCGTAGCCAGAGGGGTCGCTCGGAGACGTCATGTCGACGACCTCCGCGACCGGCGTCTCGACGCTGATCCCGACGATGGCCCCCTGGAAGTTGCCGCGGGAGCCAGCGAACGTGAATGTTGCCCCTTGGGCAGCGAATCCCGCCATCGCTTACGCGACTCGGAACGTCGCACTCCCGGAGACGAGGGCGCCGACCGAACCGCCGATCGAAGACGACGCGATGGTCGCGTTGCCGCTGAACGAGATCGGGCCGGAGATCGACAGAGAACCGGACACGCCGGCCGTGAGGATGTTCGTGGAGATGTAGTCGATCTGCACCTCGCGGTCGGTCGCGAAGCCACCGACGTACTCCCGACGGCCGTTCGGGGCGATGCCCAGGTGGCTGCCGTCGATGAGGTCTTGGGTGTCATTGACCTGAACCGAGGTGACCGTGAGGTTGGACCCGCCGAACGAGAACGTGAGTCCCTGTGCCGAAACGCCTGCCATGAGTCGCG